ATCTCCAACACTAAAATTTTTAAATGGAGTGAAAGTTATATTGTCATCTGATAAAGCTATTTCTAAATGAGCATCTGATTGAACTGATGCATCACCATCAAAGTTACTTGGCTGTGCATCAAAATTGCCAGAAATATTATCAAATAATCTATCTCTATCTGTTGCAGATTGTGTGATGCTTGCTGTAACTCTTGAAGTAAATACTCCTCCAATATCTATTGTATCTGAAAAAACATAATTTCCTGAAGTGTATAAATTTCCTGATTGAGTTCCTCCATCAAAATTCTTTAAAACAATATCATCAAAATTATCTGTTGTGTTATCATCAAATAATTCTGTTGTATCTAAAACTAAACCATCTTCTGTTTTTACAACATTTGTTTTAGCACCAATAAAATCTGGATGCTCTGATTGTGTAGCAACTGCATTAAAGTTTCCAATAGCAGTTATATTTGTGGATATAACTGCCTCATTGGAGCTAAAGTTTCCTGATTTATCTACAGCTTTAATTAAGTAAGATCCAACTCTTGCTGGAACTGTAATACTTGTTGCTGGTCTTGAAACCTTTTGAACTAAAGGAACTGAGTTTTGCCATTCAGCTCCAGATGTTAATGTTGAATAATTAATTGAGTAGTATGCAAGATCAAGATCACTTACAGCAGTCCAACTTAGATGAGCATCTTGTCCAACTATATTAACAGCAAAATCTTCTACATCACTTGGTGGATCTAGCTCTCCAACTACTGTGTGCTGACCAGATAAGAATGCAGATTTAACTCCAATACTAGAAATTGCTCTAATTCTTACATCATACAAAGTTCCATCAATTACACCATGAATATCAAAAACTGGAGATGTGTTTGTTCCAACACTTGTATAAACACTATCTGTTGATTTTTTAAATTGGCATTCATATCTGCCTACAAAAGCATCAGAGCTTTGAGTAGCAGATGCTGTCATTACTGAGGTAACAATACCCTCGTTTGAAATTCTAAGTTCATCATCTAATATTAAAGATGTTGGAGCCTGGACACTAAATGCTGATGGTAAATTTAAGTTAGCTGGAGCTGTAATATTTGTTTGATCTGTTGCACTATTATAATCATAAACTGTTGAGCTGTATTCTTGCATTGTTAAATTAACAGTTAAATTTTCATTTAATGTGTGAGTAGTTACAATAAAAGTTTTTGAGCTAAATCCTAATTTGTCCATTGTTAAACTAACCACATCTCCAACAGATAAATTTAATAATGTTGGTTTAGCAATCATATTAACAGTCATCATTTGTCTAGATTGTTTTAAAAGCACCAATGCAATTCTTTCAGCCATTGCAATATTAGTTGTGTAATTTAATTGTATTTCTCTTGAGATAGTTTCACCATCTGCTGTTTGATAAGTGGTGTCCTCCTGGACAGGAAAATCTGTTGCTACATAGTTATTATCTTCATCTGCAAAAACACCTTTTACCTGGTTATAAAGATCTTGTCTTTTAGGTTTAGCTCTTACAGATATTTCTCCAGCTAAATCATCTTCTGTAATTGTTTTAACTGATGATTTACCTTTACCAACTTTTAAAACAAATTTACCTTGTTCATAAGTTAAAGTTCCAATACAGCTTGATAAAATATCTTCAATTATTTCAATTGGTTTTCTATCCAGGCTAACTACTCCATGGCAATCATATCTATTTTGAGTTGATGCATCTGATAAAGTAATTGAGTCCTCACAATCATTAGCAGATGTTGTAAATGAAGTTGTGTCTATTTCTGATGCTGATGCATTCATTCCATCAGATGATGTTAGATAATCATAAACAATTAAAGCTGGATTTGATGAATAAGCTGTTGTTGAAGTTCTATAATCTAAAATTTTTTTACCTTTTACTATTGCAGAAATATTTGGAATACCATTTGGATAAACATCTACATCATATTCTAATCTAACATATAAATATGCAATTCCTCTAAATCTGTGATTAGAAGTAATATTGTCATCTTCTGAAACCAAATCGGAATCTGCTGTTTGATCAGCAGTTCCGAGTTTGGTCTTTATTCTAGCTTTGCCATTATAAGTTCCAGTATTTACATTGCCTGAACCATCTATATCGGAGCTAAGATCAATGGCTACATCATTGAAAAATACTTTATCAATTGATTGAACTTCATGGCTGGCTAAAGCTATAACTAAATGTAAAAATTTATTATCATCACCAGTTGTGGATGCATATAATAAAGATCCTGATTTTTTAACAGTTCCATAAACTTTTTGTCTAGCTGAGATTGGAGATTTAATTAATGTGGATCTATTAACCACTTCGCTATCAAAACCACCAACAGAAGGTTCTTTTGGTTTACCAGCTAATTTTTTATAAGCAAATGAGAATACAGCAGTTGCAATAAATGAAACTGCAAATTGCTTTAATCCCATTGAGAACAAACCTTTTATTCCACCTTTTTTTGCAACAGATGATGCAACAGATCCAGCTACAGATTTAACTGCACTTTTAACAACTGATGCTACACCTGAAAAAAAAGATCCAAATCCCATTAGTTTTTAACTCCCCAAAATAATTCTTTTTCTACTAATTGTTGAACAAATTCTAAACCAACATCTCCACTAAATTTTTGTAATTGATCATTGTTTGTATATCTGCTTATTCTTTGTCTTTCCCAATCAATTAATCTATTTTCTATTTCAATTAATATAGTTGCTGTTTCTCCATCTACCTGGACATCTTGAGTATCTACTTTGCCTTTAAAAATAATAAATGGATCATCATGGAGTTGATAAGTATTAATATTTAAAAAACCTAAATATAAAGTTGCATCAACATTTTTAAAATTTTCTGTTAATGCAATTGATACATTAGATGTTGAAACTCCAGAGACTGTTAATTGAATCCCACTCGCCTGGAGCTCCTGGGATTCCTCAATTGATGATATAGTAGCTATTCCAGATCCACCAATATATTCATCACCACTAAAAGTAATGTCTCTATCAGATGTGTTTAAATATAAAGTTCCTGATGTGTATTCTATTTTTAAAAAATGAACTGGAACGATAACACTATCATCCAACACATTTGCATTGGCTGTTGTTAAAGTCTTACTCATTTTAGAATACCTCTATTCCAGAAAATGAAATGTTGTAAGTGCCATCAGTATTTTGTGACCAGGTTACATTATCCTCAGTCAATTTCATTTCACATTTAGGATTGGTTGTTACAATACTTGCATTATCTGATGGTGATGATCTTAAACTTGGTGAAAAATTGATTGTTACATTTCCTGAACCATCTGATGTAGCATCATCAGTTACCATTTTTAATTCTGAGTTTACTTCTATATAATCACCAGCTTTTAAAACTAATGTTGATGCCTCAGCTCCATCACAAACTAAACTGGTTCCAGTTTGATCTGCTCCATTAACAACTAATGTTGATGCAGATACATCACCTAATGGAGATGTTGCTATTGGATCAAAACCATGAAATGAATTTACTCTACCTCTTAATTTACTTAAAAATCCTAAAACAACTTGAGCATCAGCTCTTTTTAATGGAACATAATTAATTGTTAAATACCATCTAGCTCCAGTTCTTGCTAAAGTTTGAATAGTATTAGAAATTGGAGATTGGAAAGTTTCTGTATTTTCCTCTAATCCAAATGTTGAATTTCTAAATTCAGTTTGTTTTGGTATTGTTAAAGTTGCCATTATTTTAATCCCATTGCTTTAGTTAAAACACCACCTCTAGATCTTGCCTCTATCACTGCCTGGACAGATTGTTCTCTAATTAATGGTAATGCATTTAAAATTTCACCTCTAATACTATCAGTAACTGATGGCATTAAATTGATTGTTTGATTAACAGTTACAGCTCCACCACCTATTGCATTATTTGGAACAATTGTTCCAGATCTTCCTGGTACAAATAACTCTGCACCTTGCTCTCCAACAATATATGGAGTTCCAGATCTTACAGATCCTCCAGTAGCTTTACCAGTTATTCCTCCAATAATAGATCCAATTCCTGTTTTGATAGCTCCACCTAAAGCCTCTCCTAATGGATCTGTGATAGCTTTCCTATAAGCTAATCTAATTATATCTTGTCCTATTTGTCTAATAGCCTCTGATAAATTTTTTGCCTCAAATACTGCATCCTCAAATCCTCTTGCAATTGTATCTCCAAAATCTTTTGATGCATTTTGTAAAAGTTTTAATCTTGTTTTTAATTCTGTAAATTTTTCAACATTCTTTTGTAAATATCCATCATGCATTCTTTTGCCAAAATGTTTTTCAAATTTAGTTCCAGTTACTTCTGCATCAAATCCAATGCCTTGAATAAAATCTCTAATATTTGATAAATCAGTTTTTAAAATTTTAAATTGTGGTAAATCATCTCCAAATACAACTGCATTTCTTATATCAATAAATGCATTTGCAATAGACTCTAAACCTTCTTTAAATCCATTGATAAAACTCTCAGCTCCTCTAGTTGCCTCAATTAAAAATTCTTTAAGTTTTTGAATACCAGTTTTTCTAAATGAAATTATTGCATCATTAATTTTATTAAATATATTTCCTAAAACTCTCCCTATAGATCTAGCTAATCCATCACTATCTGTAACAGCATCTGTTAAAGTATTTGTTATATTTTTAAGAGCTTGTCCAAAACCAGATTCTCCAACTATGTCCTGGAAATTTCTTAATGCAATTCCAAAGTTTGAAAATGCAACATTTAAGTTACTTAATCTTTTTTGTGTAGCTCCACCAAATCTTTGATCTAATCCTGTTATTAATGCATCAATAATTCTTTTTGATCCTTCTGCTGTTTTACCTAATTCAGAAATTTCCAATCTGGTAATTCCAAGTTGTTCATTAATAATTGTGTAAACTGGAATACCTCTATCAAAAATTTGGTTTAATTCTTCTAATCCTAAACCACCACCAACAGATCTGGCTAATACTCTTGTTAAAGCCTCAAATACACCTAAGCCATCAACTGCTGATGCAGATGTATCTGTAAATGTAGTTAATAATTTTTCAGTAGGTTCAATTCCAGCTCCTTTTAATGTGATGAATGATTTAGTTAGATCTTCAACACTGAACTGAGTCCTGGTCGCAAAATCAGATATTTCTCTAAATCTTTTATTACCTTCCTCAATAGATCCAAATACAGATGCAAGACCAGATCTTAGATCTTCAAATTGAGCATTGGTCTTAGCAATGGATCTTAAAACAACAGCTCCTCCAAGTCCTACTAGAGCTCCTTTTAAACTGAATACAGCACTGGATAATGATTTAACAGATTTGCCAACACCTTTAAAAACAGATTTAGTTCTGTCTATTGCTGATATTGTAAATTTTAAATTATTATTTGCCATGTTTTCTTAACCTGTCTTTTTCATCTTTTATCTGAAAATAAGCGATCCATCCATTATATTCTTTAACTGACATTAATTTTATTTCTGCAAGAGTTTTATGCAGAACTTCAGCTAATTGATATTGGTTATAAAGATTTTGGTCTTTTTTTAAGTTTTTTTTTCCTCAGGAATAGATGTATCGCCAGTTATCTGTTTGGATAACCTGGCTAAAACATTTGGATCACATTGAGTTAATAACTTTTGTTTATCTTCTAATTTGAATGCTTTTTTATTACCATCTTCAGTTAAGCACTTCATTATGATTAAATCTACAATAGCATCTATTTCACTAACTTTAGATTTTTCCCATAACCTTCTTTGCTCATCAAGATTTAAAGGTTTGACAAGAAATGTTACATTCCATTCTGGAACATTAATTGTTTTTGAATCTTGAGAACTAAAATGCTGAATAGCCTGATCAATTACTGACATAAAAAATTATTATGCAACAGTTCCATGAGTAACAGCACCTGTTACAGTAAAACTAAAAGATCTTTCTACAATGTCATTAATAGTTTCAGATACTCCAACATTAGTTATAAGAGCTGTTGCTGAAATTTCTCTGTTACCAGATGAATCACCTTCTGGATATAGATTTAAAGTTACTGAGGCTCCGACTGTCATTGCCTCTTGTCCATTAGTATCTGATTTATCAAAGTGACAAGTAATTGATCCTGATGCCTCGTTTAATCCTGAGACATAAGTTTTAGCAGTATCTCCCATAGCTGTATCTTCAATGATATTATCTGTTTCAGTAATATCAAAAGATTTTACTTCAGCCACTAGATCTGTGCCGATTTTTACTTCACCATTATTTCCACTTACTGTTGCCATAACTACTCCTTTAAAGTTTTTGATGCCTTGGTCAAGTTTAAATTAATGCCTCAACATCAGATTGTGTGGTTCTATAAATTACAGTAAATACCAGCCTAACCACTCCGATTGGTAAACTGCCTTCATTAGCTAAAGTGACTTCAGTTGAGCTAATAAAATGATTTTTACATGTACCATTTAAAGTAATATCTGAACCTAAAGCCTCCTCAACTTCTTTAGCTATGGTGTCCAGGGTATTTTCTATATTTGAATTGGCACTTGCGAATCCTTCTACTACTAAATCAACAGATCTTAATAAGCTACCTACAGCATCAAGTTCTGAGTTTTCTGAAATAGTATAAACATTTAATAATGGTAATTTTGATTGTTCATTTGGATATATTCTGGAATTAAATACATTAGATCCAGTTGTAGTTAATCCAGTTAAAGATGTAATTACTTGATCTCTGATTGTTTTTCTTTGATGTGCCATTATGAAATATCCTCTAAATAAATTTGAGCTATACCAGTTCCATCTCTTAAAATTTCTGCAATTGTATAATTAGTTGAATTTACAACTACTGAATCTCCATGAGCTAATGATGATATATCAGAAGTTCTACAGGTAATGCTTGGTCTATGAGATGTGATACCAGCCTCTCCAAGTCCTAATGTTTCATCTGGTCTATCAAAAATAACATTTATTGTTGATGCACTACCACCAGTTGGAGTTACTGTCGCCTGGACTCCAAATTCATCCACATTAAAATAAACTGCTCTTACATCTGCATCTTCTACTGCCATTATAATAAGTCCTTTACCAAATTATTTAATTTTTTATTTTTTTTATTCTGAAGTATTTTTATCAGATCTTTTGAAAAAATATCTACATATTTTTCTTCAGTTCTGTGTTTTAATCTTAATTTATGATTATGAAATATCACATGAAAGAGCTCATGTATTAGTGTGATTAGTAATTCGTCATGATCTAAATCTGCATTAACTTTAATAGTTCTTTTATTTAGATCTGCCTCTCCATCTATTTTTTTAGCCTCTGGAGATTTATTGTTTAAAGGTATGAGCTCCCATTTTTTACCTTTTATGTATATCTTGTTTGGGAGATCCATTTTTTTGAGTTTTCTTTTTTCTTTTAATTAATTTTAAAAAACTTTTTTTTAATCCTACTGCTCTATTCAATACTGAGCTTGTATTACCTAAATCTAATTGTTTCATGATTTATCTGCCAGGAGCCGAAAGAGGGATCGGCTCCTAGCTATCGAGTTGATGATTATGCTGTTTCGTCAATATCTAATATTGCTGAGAAACTTTCTGCATGTCTTACAGCTACATCCATTCCAGTAAAGAAGTTTAATCTTACTGTACCAGCAGATGAACCTGTGTATGGATCAACTAATACATCAAGACCTGAGTAGTAACCTACTAATAGATCTTGCCAGTTTCCAAAGATCATAGCATGTGCAGTACCACTTAAAGTACCTTTAGTTAGATCTTTTGGTAGTTGAGATGATTGATACACATTGTATCCATTCAACATATTAGCATTGTCCATGATCATTACAGAATCAGTTGATGCAACTTTTGAAGTTTTTCTCATTTGGTAAACCACTTCTGGAGTTACCACATAGCCTAAACTTCCTTTTAATGCATTGTCTTGAGCTATTTCTTTAATTAGATCAATTGTTGCATCATAAGTTATTGCACCACCATTAGTTCCGATTGCAACATCACCGATACCACTTGTGTCAATGATACCTGAAGGCTCATTAGATCCACCACCTTCTAAGGCAACTTCATCTATTTTAAGAGCTATTTGTTGAGTCATATCGTTTCTAACGATTTGCTCGATTGATGGATCAGAGTTGTTAATTAATACTCTAGATAAATCAACAAAGCCACCTAAAGTTCTTTCAGTCATAGTTACTTGATCGAAAGCCTGGTTAGTTTCTGATACTGCATTATTTTCAGCAACGAAACCTACAGTTCCTTTAGTTGTTAGTCTTGGGATTTTGATGTCACCTTTAAGACCTCTGAATACAGTAGCACCAGCTTGCTGTACGATTGAGTTGTCTCTTAATGCATCAATAAAAAGATCACCTCTATGAACATCTGGAGTTACATGTCCACCAGCAGTTGCTGTTCCTTGAGTAAGATCTCTTTTGAATACATCACCAGGTACGAAAAATCCTCTAGCAGTTCTGCCAGATCTTTTCTCAATCTCTTGAGAAACTTCTCTTTCAAAACCAGCTTTAGACCAGTCGTTAGTTAATGATGCTCTAATTCCATTTAGGATTGAGTATCTTTTTTGTTCTTTAGAATTTAATCCAACTTCATTTGGATCTGTTTCTAAAGGTTTTGAGTTACCGATTTTGTCTAAAACAAGACCTTTAAATTCAGCAACTGAATGACCTTGTCTAACAGATACATCAGCTAAATCTTGCAAATTATGTTTTTTTGCGATTGCACTGATTTCTCTGATTCTTGCCATCTCAGTTTTTTGAACTTGATCCTTGTTTACAACATTATTCTCAGTAACTTTATCAGTGTTAGCTTTTTCCATAGCTTTCTCCTTTATAGTTATTGTTGATTGTTTATTTAAAGATCTACCAATTCCCACAGTTGTATCTGCTGGAACTGATACCATTGAAATTTCTAAAGGTTTAACTCCGACTCTATAAAAATCTCTGCCAGGAGATTTTTCTTCATCTTCATTATCCACTTTATCCATTTCTTTTATTAAATATCCAACAGAAATATTCTGCCTGATACCTGATTTGACATCTTCAAAGACTTCATTTGCAAGTTGAGATTTTCCGAATCTCGCAATGGCTCTACCTTTACCATTGACAACTTCAGCCTTTTCAATGACACCTATTTGAGCTTTTGTATCATGATCTAATAATAATGGAGCTCTACCACTACTGATAAAACTCATATCACTTTTAGATACATCTATACTCTCAATTCCAAAATCTCTTTCTACTGGTTCATCTGACATAAAAGAAAATTCTGCTGTTCTTTTTTCATCATCAACTTTTCTTTTGTTTAAGAATGCAGATCTGAATAATCTTTCAAAATTTTCTGAACGATCTTTTTCTTTATCTTTTTTATCATCATGCATAGACTTTTTATTTTCTTCTTCTTCATCCTCATGCATAGATTTTTCTTTTTCTTTATCCATGTTGTAATCTTTTTTTTCTTTATCATCATGAGCTCCTTTTTCTTCTTTATCATCCTCATGCATGTCTTTAGTTTCTTTATCATCTTGTTTTCTCTCCATGTCTTCTTCTTCACCATGTTTTGAAAATTTGATTGTTACTGAATTGTTATCTTCTTCAATTTTTTCTATGTGTCTTTTTTCTACTTTGTCATTCATATTTTTTTCCTCAACTTTTTTCTCTGGATGTCCTTCAGGCAGTATATCAGTGTCATGTTTACCACCCTGGAATCTTCCAGTTTTTAAGGCAAATAAAAAAGAATTTAATCTTGCATAAGCCCATTGTTCTGGAGAGCTAACATTTGGTCTAACTGATCCTGGATTGGTTTTGTATGCTCCAATCCCTCTCTCAAAAACAGTAGTTGCTTTTGCAACTGTTATTCTTGTATTCCAAGCCTTGTTTAAATCTTTAACTTCCTCATTGTGTTGGTCAACTTTATTTTTAATTCCTTTAGCTACAGATCCTGAAACTTCTCTATCTTTTTTGCCTTCTAATTTCTTAGTGAGCTCCAGGATAACATCTTTCATTCCTTGAACTCCAAGATCTGGATTAACAGATAACCATTTCATCAATGCAACTACACCAGCTACATTTGATAAATTAGGTGATAGTTTACCACCAACAAATTGAGATCCATCTTTTTCATGTCTAGCTGTCCAGGACTCTCTTTCCTTAATTTTGTCTATAACTGTTTCACTGTAAGTTCCATTTTCAATATGATCCTCTAAAATTCTAAAAGATCTATTACCTTCAATATTTCCTCCAGCTTTCCATATCTCTGGAGTTTGTTCTTTTACATTTTGAGCAAATTCTAATGGAAATCTCTCATACTGAGAATTTCTTAATGAAACTTTTTTATCATCACCTTTTTTTGGAAAATCAGTCGCCATTATCTCCCTCAGGTGTTTCTATGTTGTCCTGGCTTTTTTCTCCATAAGGTTCATAAGCTGTAGTAATTTCAAAATTATCTCTAAGATTTTTCTCAGCTTGTAATTGAGAATATAGATCTTCTGTATCTCTACCATAGTTCTGTTGAACATCCTGGACACTGATAAGACCATTTTTTAATAACAATACATTTGCTTGAGCCTCTCTTTGTGGATCTATCCAACTAAATCCTTTGCCTACAAATCTAACTCTTGTAAACTTATCAAATTTAGTCATTGGTAAATTTAATTTATTTTTCATGATAGCCATTTCTAACCATTTTAAATAAACTGGTTCTAATAAATGTTGAGACATAAATTTTTGCATATACTTATAATATTCTCTAGCCTCTAAAACTGATTGTCTTAATGATGAATAACTAACTCCTTCTAAGTCGTTAGCAAGTTCATTATAAGGAACATTTAATCCACTAGCTATTTGTCTTAATATTGTTTTTACAAAAGCCTCAAATTGTTGTGTTGGATGGCTAGGATCAAAAGTTTTGAAATCAACTCCATTTGGCAATTGTTCAAAAGTTCCTGGTTCAACATTCATTAATCTGTCATTTTTACCAGTAGCCTCTCCATCACCAGTATATCCTTCTCCATCTGGAGAAGTAAAAAATCCCATCTTACTAGCTGACACTCTTGATGCTACTAATTCAGATTCTAAATAACCAGCTAATTGTTTTAATTGAGTAATCACTGGAGCTAAGAATGGAACTCCTCTAGATTGGTATGGTCTTTCCTGTAAATAAATATGAATAATATTATCTGCTGGTATTCTTCTTGTTTCTCGTCTTAATGAATTTGAAAAATTATAATCATAAGGATGTTTAGTAAAGACATGATATGCAACTGGTTTTCTATTTGCATCCATTTCAACACCCATTCTAATTTCATTTCCATTTCCTAATGTTTCGTTTTTTTCCTCATCTAAATAATCAATATCAATTACATTTAATGAAAATCCAAAATCATTTTTAGCATTAGGTAACATTTGAATTAACACCTCACCATCTATTGCTAAATTTTCTATAACTAATTTTTGAATATCTAAAAATGATGATCTGCCATCTGCACTACAAATTCCTTTTTTACTCCAATCAGTAAAGTTTCTTTCTATTTGTGCATTGGCTACAAAATCTGGAGATTTGTCCTGGTCAATAACTTGAGCCTGGAGCTTGATACCCATAGATCCAATAATATTTGTTTTTAATAAATTAACATATCTTTTTACATAAGCATTATTTCTATGGAGATCTCTGCATCTGTCTCTTAATTTTCTAATTGAAAATCTTATTTCTGAATCTGCACTTTGTGTTGAACCAACAAAATCATTTCTTAATCTGTCAATTAATGCACCTTCGTATCTTCTTTTATTAATTTTATCTTTTTTAAAAAATCTATCGTACCAAGCCATAATTAAAATCTCACTAATACTTTGTTTCCTGAGCCTTGTCCTGATTTAGCTCTTTCAATTCTTTTTTCTCTAAGAACTTCTGATTTATAATAATCTCTCCATTTTAATAATTCTTCAATTGATAATTTAGTTAAAGATCTATTATTAATAGAATAATTTGCAACATCACTATCTGCTTTGCCTTTTAATAGTGTTTCAATTTTGTCTAACATTAATTGAGCATGAGATCTTGGATCTGAATTATCTGCTGGAATATTTTGTAAAACAGTTATGGTTCCTTCATCAACTGTAACTCTATCAGTTCCAGATGTTACTGTTAAAATAAATGCAAATTCATTTGTGTGATAATTTGCTGTTGCTGATGCTGGAAATGTAAATAAATAATCATTACCATCATTAGTTGCAGTTATTGAAATTACATCTGCATGATGTTCTAAACATCTTGCCTCAAATTTTGCTGTGTAAGTTGTGTTTGGATAATCTGTACCAATGTCAGATCTTTTTACTTTTATTGTATCACCAGCTCTAATTGTTTCTGGAAAATCTGATAGTGGTTCTGTTAATATGTTAGCCATTTTTTTTATTTATCCCATGAATTTATAAAATTATTCCTTACAATTGTTTTTTGCTTTGGTCTAGTTTCATTTTGATTTTCTTGTTCTTTTTGTTGCTTATTAATATTCATCTCAATTACTTTAAAATTAGGATTTAATCCCATAAAGCTAGCAAAAGCATAAACAAAACAGTCTAGAGCCTCATTGTGTCTTTTAGTTCTCTCATAGACTCTAATTGGAGATCCTTGTCTAAATCGAGTTACTACCCTTTCAGAGATTAACTCTGAGAAATATTCTTGATCAAGTGTATTAGAAAATTTGATCAAGCCCTCCCTCCGAACTCTATTAAATATAAGATCTTTAGCAGAATCTACTCCAATCATAAATAATGGAATCCTAGCTGTATTATTCATGCTTGGTCTTTTTGGAAAAATAGCTCTATCTCCACTCATCCCTTTAATGGCAAAAAATCTTCTTGTAAATCTATTTTTGCAATAAGCATAAACTGATTGAGTAAAGTGTCCTCCACTATCAATACAAGCTGAGGCAACTTTAATTCTTTTACCATCTTTTCTGGTGAATACCTGGTTGAGCTGTTTATCTAAACTTAACCAAAGCATATTAGTTGATGGATCTCCATTTAAAACTTCATGATGGATAACATGAATTATTTCATTCTTAGTAAATCCTAAATAACTAATATGGAGTGATGTGTCCTGGACATCCACTCCAGCAGTAATAATTAAAACATCCTCAGGAACTGTATCTTTATCAAAATCTTCTCTTTTGGATAATAGCTCGTTTTCATCTAAGCTATCTCCCTTATCCTCCCAGGTTTCACCTAAAGATAAATTGATAAATGTTTTTAATTGATCAGGAAATTTCTTAGCCTCCAGGAAAGCAGTTGTCATTGTGGACAACTTGCTCCAGGAGGAATAGAGCTCAGATATATGAAATCCAGCTACTCCATTAAATTCTGCTGTAGGTTCATAAATACCTTTACGAACTGCTCTCCATCTTTTTGGATCATTCCATAAAGTTCCACAATGCTCACAACAATATTCTGCTGTCTCAGGTTTAT